CAAACAAAAATAAATGCCAATGACGAAAGTTACGCATTAGCAGCCTAAACGCTGCTTAGGGTTTCGGTGGGTTTTTGGCACCAAGGGTGCCTTCCTCGTAACAGAAAAACTCACCACTTTTATAGGATTTCAAAGTGAAAGTTTACATCAGCAAATATCGTAATCATTGGATTTCTCCTTATACAATACTTGAGAAGGTTTGTTTTTGGGAGAAAGACAAAGATGCGTTCTATAATCTAGAAGACCATCCAAATCACAAGTATGAGAAGTGGGTCAATCGTTTAGAACCAATCTCTATTGCGATTCAAAAGTTTCTCGATATTGTTCATCCACGAATTGAATACATTAAAATTGACCGTTGGGATACTTGGAACATGGACTCAACATTGTCTCCAATTATTCTGCCAATGCTTAAACAATTAAAGAAAGATAAACACGGTTCAGGTGTTGTTGATTGTGAAGATGTTCCTGAGCATCTACGATACAATACAACCGAACAATGGGAAGACCAAGAGTGTTTTGAATTCTACCATGAGCATGAAGTCAAAGAAGGTGACCGTGATATTCATGCTCGTTGGGATTGGGTGCTCGATGAAATGATTTGGGCATTTGAACAACTTTGCGATGAGGATAACGACAAACAATTTCATTCTGGTGAACATGATATGAAGTCTGTTGCGTGTGCATGGGATGAAAATGGCAAACCAACAATGTTTACTTTTGAAAAAGGTCCTAATCATACAGCTAAGTTTGATTCGGAGGCCTTTGAAAAACACCACGCCCGTATCAACAACGGCACAAGATTGTTTGGTAAATATTACAGAAATTTATGGGATTAGTTAAAGGAAAATCATGGATAGAGATTTAAGTTCATATGTAATGGTATTAGAGAATTGGGTTGATCCGCAGGCCTGTAGTCAAACAATTTCTGAAATGCAAAATGCATCTTGGCAACAACACACTTTTTACAATGCAGAAGATGGCACTTATGGTACAAGAAGTGGTAGTCGTGAATTAGATGTTGCGTATGGTAATAATCTTTCAACCAAACCATATATTATGCAAAGAATTTGGGATGCATTCAAAGCCTATACCACAAATCTAAACTTTTCTTGGTTCGCATCGTGGCAGGGTTTCTCCGAAGTTCGTTTCAACATGTATAAAGAAACTCGACTTATGGCTGAACATTGCGACCACATTCATTCAATGTTCGATGGAGAACGAAAAGGTATTCCAACAATGACAGCACTTGGTATGCTGAATGATAATTTCACAGGAGGCGAATTGGTCATGTGGACAGATGAAGTAATACCAATGCCTGCTGGCAGTATTGTTGTTTTCCCATCTTGTTTTCTATACCCACATAGAGTTGAACCAGTTACAGAAGGATCTAGGTATTCTTTTGTTTCTTGGGCTTGGTAATTACTAAATAACAGACCAGATTAAAATCTGGTACACACACAAACACACAGGAGAATTACTATGACAAATATGTCACCCTTTGAAATAAGGCTCGAATTACTGAAAATGGCTCAGGGCATGTTAGAAGCCGACCATTTTGGTAAAAGAGAAATTATAGCAAATCAATATGCAGCTGCATGTGACGCTGCAAAACAAAGAGGTGAGGAACCACCGAAACATCCAGGTTACCCATCTTTCCCATCAGAACAAGAGATTATTGCCAAAGCGCAAACACTCAACACTTTTGTTTCCAATCTTCCAATAGAGAAATCTGCAACGAAGAAGTCCTGATGGATTGGGGAGGCTTCGGCCTCCCTTTTAACAAGGAGAATTAAATGTTAAAATATTTTTCAATTGCTGCGATGGTTGCAGTATTGATTATTTTCGCAACATTGGGTGTAGCAGGACAACACTATGTCGATTCAAAAAGAATCATTCAACCAAAATACTCACAATTAACACCAGAGGCACAAAGGCAAGTTTCCTGCCTTGCAAGTAACATATACTTTGAGGCAAGAAGTGAACCAAGAGAAGGTCAAATTGCTGTTGCCTTTGTTACATTGAACCGAGTAGAATCACCAGACTTTCCAGATAACATTTGCGATGTTGTCAAACAGAAAAAGAGAGTCGAATCAATAGGAGATAAAAGAGTTGTTTGCCAATTTTCATGGTATTGTGAGACAACACCAAAATGGCAATATTACAATATGCTCTTGACAAATGATACAACAAAGAAGTATAATGATGTATTAGAGGTTGCAATTTATGTTTATGCAAATCAGGAAAAGTTAAGAGACCCAACAAACGGTTCTCTCTACTATCATGCCGATTATGTAAGTCCTAATTGGCGAAATCTTGATAAACATGTTACAATCGGTAGACATATTTTTTATAAAGTTAAGGAAAACATTTGATGGAACATGATAAAATTTTTACTCTTTCAGTAGCCGCTTCTGTTCTTGCTGCAATCTTTGGCATATCGATATATCACATTACGGATAGAAATTTAATGGCAAAGAATATCGACAATGCAATTGCTAAAGGAATTAATCCAATGTCGGTAAGATGTTCTTATGTTCGTGGTGATGATCCCATTTGCATTGCATTTGCCGCAAAAGGAGATGAAACTGTGTTACAATCTGCTTCTACTAAAAAATAATTGAAAGGTATATTATGGCAGTTAAACAATTGACAATCAATCAACTCTCTGAACCTGATAAAGAAAAACTCTTTAAGGTAATCAAAGAGTGTTCAGATTCAATGACACGGCAAGATGCAGAAAAAGATTTTGTGCGTGAATCGATTGCAGAGACCGCAAAGAACATGCAATTGCCGAAGAAGTTGGTTGCAAGACTGGTGAAAGTTTATCACAAACAAAACTTTGACGAAGAAGTTGCTGTGCATGAACAATTTGAAACTCTATATGAAACGGTGGTGAAATAATGGCTCGTTATACTTTTACTTGTGAACATTTTGATTACAATAATTTTACTGGCGATGAATTGGATGTTGCATCAAAACACACCACAGAGTTTCGTGCAGATGATTTGACAACAATGCTAGAAAATTTTGAATTGTTCTTGCGTGGTTCTGGTTTTCATTTTGATGGTGTTTTAGATGTTGTAAAACCAGATGAAGAAGAAATTGACTTTGAGATAGAAGACCCACATATCATGTCACATCTGGTCAATGACATAATGAATCCGCCACAGTTTAACGCAACTGGTCTCACAGGTCAAAATGCCAACTAAAGATGAAATGGCAAAGTTTGCGAAAGCGATTGAATCGTTAGTAGCAAACACCGACTACAATTACATCGAAGCAATTGTCGAGTATTGTAAACAAACTGGATTAGAAATTGAAGTAGCCGCATCACTGGTTAATTCGAACCTAAAGGCTAAGTTGACCAGTGATGCAATGGATTTGAATTTACTGAAAGAAAAAGGTTCTCGCCTTCCTATATGATTGATGGATACGAAGCATTTGGTCTCTACGAATCTCTCAAACTACACTTCACAAAAGATTCATATGATTTTCACAAGTATAATGGCAAGTCAAACATTAGTGTGACTTCATTTGAGAATCGTAAAGACAAATATCATTTCTACAAACTCAGTCGAAAGTTTAACAAGAGAGAAGACTTAATCGAATTTCTTGTTGCAAATTTTGTTGAGCGAGATGGTTTGTGGGTCGGTGACTTATTGACGGAAGACGCCGAAGTGAATTATCGTAGACGCCAGAAGATATTACAATCGCTGTCGTATGAATTTACTGGTGACTTGGCAAAACTGTTCAATGGTGTTGATGACCCAAATGAAGTAATCAAAGTGGTCGATGGTGACTATCCCATTCTGTTGACATATACTCTACAAAAAGAAACGAAAATTGAAACTTTGTGCATACTCAATTCAATTCTTAATTTCTTGCCGATGTGGGATAAAAAGATTACCGATACGATTCGATGGCCAGATTTTAGAAGAAAGATTGTGAAGTATACCGCATTTCTTCCAAAAGATAATGTAAAATATAAGTTGATATTGAAAAAAGTGATAGGAAAATGATTAAGAAAATTTACTTAGATATGGATGGTGTTCTTACTGATTTCGAAGGACGCTTTGCGAAGAAGTTTGGTTATCCAGCAATGTCTGTTCGTGACCGCAAGAATTTCAGTAAAGAATGGCCACAGTTTATTGCAGACAAAGAATTTGAAACTTTAGAGTGGCATTCAGGTGGTGAACAACTATTGGAATTCATTCGTAAGCATCCAGAAATTCCTGTTGAGATGCTGACTTCATCTGGTGGTCAAAAACATCACAATGAAGTTGCTCGACAGAAAAAAGTTTGGTTAAAAAAGATGGGTATTGCATACAAACCAAATGTTGTACCAGGTCGTAAATACAAAGCAGAATATGCCGATGAAGGTGTTGTTCTCATTGATGATACGGAAGAAATTATCAACAGTTTCAATTCCGCAGGTGGCATTGGCATACACCACACAGATGTTAATATTACCGTGAAAAAGCTTCAAAGTTTACTAAATAAGTGATATTATGTTTTTGTGGATAAGTCGTTTATACATCGTTCATACATCGTTTAATAAGGAGTAACATATGAGTAGTTTTGCAAATCTAAAGCGTAATCGTTCTGATATCGCTAAACTTACCAAAGCAATCGAAGCAACATCACAACCAGCAGAATCTGGCGGTAAAGACGATACTCGTTTTTGGCAACCAGAAGTAGACAAGGCAGGCAACGGCATGGCAATCATTCGTTTTCTTCCTGCACCTGCGGCTGATGGTGATGATGCATTGCCTTGGGTTCGAACATTCAGTCATGGCTTCCAAGGACCAGGTGGTTGGTTCATTGATAACTGCCTCACAACTCTGAATGAAAAATGCCCAGTCTGTGAACATAACAATACACTATGGAATTCTGGCATTGAAGCAAACAAAGACATTGCTCGTAAACAGAAACGCAAATTGTCTTACATCTCCAATATTCTGATTATTTCAGACCCAAGTAATCCTGCCAACGAAGGACAAATCAAACTGTTTAAGTTTGGTAAGAAAATCTTTGATAAGATTACAGAGGCAATGAATCCAGAATTTGCGGATGAAACACCTATCAATCCCTTTGACCTTTGGGAAGGTGCAAACTTTAAGTTGAAGATTCGTAATGTTGAGGGTTATCGTAATTATGACAAATCAGAGTTTTCAGATAAATCTGCACTCTTTGATGGTGATGATGACAAACTTGAAGACTTGTGGAAGAAAGAGTTTGGTTTGAAAGAGTTTACTGAAAAGAAACAATTCAAATCATACGAACAACTCAAAGGTCGTTTAGATAAGGTTCTTGGTTTTGAAGGCACACCTGCACCAAAAACTAAGGCAGCCGATTCTGTTTCGTCTATCAAAGAAGATGATGTGCCGTTTGATACATCGTCTAATATTGATGATGAAGATTTGGATTATTTCAAATCACTGGCAGCACAAGACTAAAAAATCCCATGCAAGTGCGAACACCCGCTTCGGCGGGTGTTTTTTTATAGTGCCTGTGTTTTTACTACGCCCATGTACCAGTCTCGGTCATAAGGCATTGCTCTGTCTAAAGAACCACCACCTGATCCTGAACTTGCTTTTGCTAAAGAATCAATAAACTTAACATCATTGAAAACAACATTCTCTCCTGAGCCAGTTGACAAAGATGCCAATGTTCTACTAAAAGAATCTAAAACAGAGCCTCTACTCGTTGATGCTGAAGCAAGTGCTGTTCCGCTAGTGCCGCCTCCTTGGGCATAAGTTTCCATAAATTTTCTTTGATATTCTTCACCTGTTTGCCCTCTATTTGCAATCAGCGCTGCAGGTGACATTCGTCCCTGTGCATTACCTGTATACCAAACAAGCGGAACCTTTGAAACATCTCCATTATTTTCTTTTAAAATGTCCTTTACATATCTTCTTGCGATTTCATCTTGAATATTTGGTGGAGCATCTTTTGCTCTATTGTATTCTGTTCCAATTCCATATTGTTTCGTTAATCTTTTCCAAGTTGAATCGATAAACTGATAAGCGCCAGAAGCAGTTGATTTTGGATCTGGATTTGATATTGCATAGTCGCCGCCAGATTCCCTTGTTCTAATTGTGGCAAGTATTTTTTCAACTTCAGAATCCTGAGGATCTGGTGCTCCTGCTTGAACTGGTGATGAACCTGATGGTTGCGATCCTGAACCTTGTTGAACTGGTGCAGTTGAAGATGCACTTGGTGCTCCAACTCCAGATGGCACTTCTACTGGAGATGTGTTTTGACTACCTTCTTGTTCCTCTGGAGAACCAGTAAATTCTTTCCAATACTTATACACTTCGTATGCAAGCACAAGAGTAAAACCTAAAGAAATTAAAGCTCCGATCCATCCAGCAATTGGAATGGCCATTAATGCTCCGGCCTGTGCCAATCTCAAACCAATTCTAGCGAATAATTTTGGAGCTCTCTTTTCTAAAAACTTTAAGAATCTTCCCCACTTTGTCTCTGGTTTAGAATTCTTAATTGACTCCATTGAAGTTGTTCTTGCATCTAAAATTGCTTCACTGGTTCTCCTGCCAAGTCCAATTGACCTTTGGGCAAATTTTGCAACACCATAGGTTGCAAGACCAGCAGTTCCGTAAGTTACTGCGGTATCTGCACCTTGCATAAAACTACCGGAAGAAGGTGTAGAAGGTGTATCTCCTTCCAGGCCTGGTATTCCTGTTGTTCCTGCTTCGGCAGCTTTACTTAAACCTAAAGCAGCTGCACCTAGTCCAAGAAGTTTACCAATTCGACTTCTAAAAATAAAACCTAAAATTTTAAAAAGGCCTCCGGTCAAAGCAGATACGGCACCAAATAAAGTTCCTAAAGTGGCCGCCAATGTGCCAGCCACAGCAGCTATAGAACCAAAAGTTGTCGCAAGTCCACCTAAAATGCCACCTAACACTCCAACCATGGATCCTAAAATACCAAAACTTAATCCAGAACCTTCTGTTTTTGTCGGTGTAACACTCGTAGGAGAAGTTGATTGTCTAGGTGTTCTGTTTGCAAATTTAGCTTCATAGGCACTTTCTCTGGCCATTTGTCTAGAAAAGAATATATCTGCATTTGTTCTTGGTTTTTGACCAGATGCCTTTACTAATTTTATAATGTTTTCTTTGACTAAAAACATATCTCTTGCCAAAGAAGGCAATACAGTAGAATTTTTAGCGTTTATTCTACTTGCAATTTCGATGTTTTGTAAAGAAGAAATTGATTCTGCACTCAATGTACCAGATACAGTAGAAGATGCGTCTTTTACTTTAGAACTTGCGTTTCCTTTTGCTGTTGCAGAATAACCTTTACCAAAAACTTTTTTACCAATAAGCGAAGTGATGCCAGTGCCACCAAACAAAATATTTCGAATGTCTGACTTCTCTCTTTTTCTTTTTTGTAAGGCAGAAATAGTACCAGATACCAATCCTTTAGATTCGTATTCTTGTTCTAATATTACTGCTAATCTTCCTGATGCCATTTTTTATCGCCTTTGTTTTTGTTGCAACTGCTTTATTTTTTCGTTTTCTTCTTCCAAATATTTCATCAACAATGTTACATAAATTTCTTTTTCCCAAGGTATCATGTTTTCAATCTCCGTCAAACTATATTTGTGATGTTGCATTAAAGCAAAATTAGTTTGATAGAAGTTACTTAGGTTATCATAACTAAAAATTATACGAAAAAACTTTGAAGTCCTTCTAAAGTTATTTTTTCTTCATATCCACACTTATTACATTTGAAATCTATATCTTTCTTTACTTTTGGCATACTGTCAAAAAATTGTTTGATTTTTTCTAAATCTTTTGTTTGCATGCTTTCAATAAATTCAACTCTTTCATCTAAAGTTGTATCTTTTGAATAGTAAATTTGTTCACCGTCATAAACATATTCGATACAATCAGCTGTTAGTTTTACAATTACATCACCTTCATTTGCAGTTTCATATTTTTTTATATCGTCAAAAGTTGGATACTTCATTACCAAACCTAACTTGTCTGTAATTTCAATTTTATTCGAAACTTTTGATTTCTCTGGTTTTATTTCTAATAAGTTTACATCAATCTTTACAATGTTGTTGCATTTGTGTGTTTCTTTATTTTCTTCATTTGCAATATCATTACTGCATTTATATTGTAGATTGACTACTTCACTAACAGATTTTGCACGAATATTCAAAAACAAATATTCAATGTCAAAAATAGGTAACTTGTCAATGTCAATTTCAGATATGACACAATTGTTTAAAATTTGTTTTGTGGTTTCAACTGCTGTGTTTAAATCTTCAGCTTCGTTTGCCATCAAAAACAGTTTTTCTTCTTTGACTGTAAAGGGTCTAAACTTTACAATTTTTCCATTCGATATCAAATTAATAGTATAAACAGGCACATCAATTTTAGGTAACATAAAAACTCCAATCAGTTAAAAAATTCTACCAATAACATTAGCAAAGTTTTGACCCGCACGGTCAAATAAACGAGCAGCTCTTCCACCAAAGTAAGTGGCGGCCGCACCAACAAGGTCATAGTTTCCTTGGTACACCACACGATATCTCTGATAGGCAAACTGAACACTCAATCTATGAAAGTTATCTTCTGCCCATGACAGTTGTTGTGCAGCGACTCCAATAGGAAATGCATCAATCAATTCTACTGCATATATTTCTTTGATGAAATCGTCATATTGAATAATTTTAATGTTTGTCAGATATCTTGTTGCTTGGTCTTTTGGGTATCTTAAATTGTTTGTATCTGTTGGCATAATTGCTTCCATCCATCTTTCAAACAATTTTCTTTCATAGAAGTCATTCGTGCACACAAAACCTAAAGTAATGTCACTATATTGTGTTTGATATGGAACTTTAAATATTGGTCCATACACTTTTGCTTCTTGTGTTAATAGTGTTTTACCAGGTAGTTCAGCCGTTTCACATTGAAGTGCCAAATAACGACTTACTGCTGCATTGCTTGTTTTTGATTGTTCTTCTTTTGCAGAATTACCCAAAGCACTATTGACTAAATCTGTCACATCTGCAACAAGCACATTTGGTAAATTAAGTAATTGCTCTAACAATCCATTTGATACAAAATTGGAAATGTATGCTGGGATTGGAAGAATGACCTGAAACCTAGAAGGTCGAGCAAGACCATCCTTTGCCTTAATGTTCGATAAGAATAATTCTGGAGAAAATGCCATTTAAAATTTCTTTCGTGAATCTGCGTAAACTTTGCTTTCGGATGCAGTAAATTGTTGCACCGGTAAAAGTGCTGCAATATCCCATTCATCAGCAGGTATCTCTAAAAATCTAGATGTTATATGTCCATAGAGATATCTCTTGATGCATGGCATAGCTTCAAATGCTGTAGAAGCGGCCGCCAAGTAATCGTAGTTAACACGAAACTTAGTCTTTTCATCAAATCTTTTATTGCTCAATGTGTCACTCAATTTATCTAAAAGAAGAATTCGTTGCTTTGGGTGAATGTAGTGCAAATTCAACCCTAGAAACCCGTCTGAGTATCGTTCTATTGGAATTACCAATGGGAACCTGTCGTAATATGGCAACGAATCTTTTAACTTTGGATCATAAAAAAAGAAATACATCTTACCAATAAAAGACTTATCTTTTAGGCGTTCTCTATCTCGCATCAGAGCTGCGGCAGTAGGTCTTAAATCTCCCACTTTTGCCTGCAACCACTTTCGTGCTGATACTGTTCGAGGAGTTAAACCCTCTTTTGCAAGAGATTGTTTCAGTCTGTCGAGTAAATACGCCATCGTGTATTTATCTTACAAACCAAGTTCTTTTTCTGTGATTAACTTAAACTGCCAACCGTGTTCTTTACAAAACATTTCTGCTGCTTTCCACTTTTGCTGATTAACGGCATATGTGACTGTTTCTTGTATAAATCGTTTTGTGCGTCTTGCTTGCGTAGGTTGTTGTGTTTGTTTGAATGGTTTCACTTCTAAAACAAGAGTGGTTTCTTTGTCTCCCTGTTTGACTTTTGCAATAAAATCAGGGAAGTAACGATGAACACGATTGTCAACAGGTGAGACATAAGGTATGAAAAGTTCTTCAGATGCCCACCATATAACCCTTGGATTCTCATCCAAGTATTTCATTACTCGTAATTCCCAAGATGAACGATAGACGATGTTGTTTGCATCTCCGTTATATTTCTTGGGGTTCTTTGGCTTAAACCATCCCTTATATGACATAAATACTATCTA